ATCACGACGCAGGCGACGCAGCCCGTCACCGATTCAGCCGACGCCAATATGAAGGGCGGCATCGGCTTCGTGGCGCCTGGGACCCACACAAACCAGGTTCCAATCGGCACGATCGCCTCAATGCCGACTTCCATCGTGTTCACGGCAACCACGGTCACGGGGTCAACGACACTAACCGTAATTTCGTCCTTCCAGGATTTGGCGGTCGGCGACACTCTTTCCGGGACCGGGATCGCGACGGGCGCCATCATTGCGGATATTGGCAACGGCACCGTGACGATGAGCTTGGCGGCCACGGCGAATGGGTCCGGAGTGTCCATCACGGCGGCTATCGGATCGGCCTACGTCACCACGACGAACGGCTCCCCAGTCCTGACCAATGTGACCACGATCGCCGGTTTCTACCCGAACCAAATCGTGACGGGCACCGGTATCGCGGCCGCATCAACGATCAAGAGCATTGTCGGCAATGCGGCACCCTACACCATCACACTCTCCGCAAACGCGACCGCCTCTGCGAATAACATCAATGTGACCGTCTCCGCCCCAACCAACGCGGCGCCGAATTACCTCGAGGCCATGCTGCGGTGGCCATACATTTCATCCGTGACAACCTAAGCTAGGAGTCTTTCAACAATGATTCTCCCTACTGTCGTTGCAATGCTAGCGGGCCTCGCGACCTCGACCTCCGCGCCCGATCTCAGCAAATACAAGCTCACCTATTCGACCACATTCTCAAGCCTGAGCATAATCCAGGATTGCAAGGGAACGATCCCCTGCTACGGGACGCCAGGGCATACCTGGTTCAGCTCGATCCCCAATGGCTTCGGGCCGAAGGAATATAGTGCCCTGTCAGCCGACGTTACCGGTCTGCATATCACGGCGACCAAGGACGCGGCCGGCAAGTGGCATTCAGGAGAGGTATCGAGCTGCGACAGTAGCGCCCCGCCGAAGGGCTTCCACCAGGGCTATGGCTATTACGAGGTCAAGGTCAGGGAGCCGGTTTCCACTCCGTCGCCTACTGGCGGCGCAAGCGGCGTCTGGACATCGCCATGGATGACAAGCGATCCCAAGCTCTCACCGTTCCCGCCAGGCAATGAATGGGACATCAGAGAGTATTATGGCGGGCGCGATCCCGCAGACGGCGTGCAAGATGGCTGGTGGACAACATGGCATTTCACAGACCCGTCCGGCGTAAGAACCTCCCAGGGGAAACATCTATTTCTGCCAAGCCATACCTCTGAGAGCGCGGCCTATCACGTCTATGGACTGGACATCGAACCCGACTTTTCCACCATGTACGCCGATGGCGTACAATTATGGCAGGTAGCATCACACTCTGAATTTGGCCTGGAGCATTGCTTCTACTTTGATTACGCCTTCCAAATTCAGCTTGGATGGGATGGACGGATCTCCGGCTCCCACTATGACGTAATGTACTTCAAGGCATACCAGCGCCTCTAATATCCTTGCGGCGGATTCCGTGCCATGTATCAAGACCCTGTTTTCGCGTCCGTAAACGAGCATGGCGGCGTTGACTATACGCCACACAACAAAGGCGTGACGCCGGTTTTCTTTGTCGAGTCGGTGATCGATCCGGCGGCTTCCGAAAAGGCTGGACGCGCGATCTATCAGGACATGGAGCGGGTGCGCATCCACGTGGCCGGCGACTCTCTTTCGGTTGCCGTCAGCCCCGTTGACGAGGCGATCAAGCAACGCTTCGAGGAAGCCTATACGAAGTGGAAAAGCAAGGGGCGCGCTCTCGTCAATGGTACGCCGCTCGCGAAATGGCCGCTGGCCACGCCGAGTTTCATCAAGGAAATGGAGTACCTGAATATCCTTTCCGTCGATGATTTGGCCTCCGTGGCGGACGTGCATCTCGACCGCATCGCGGATGGGCGGCAATGGCGTGATCGCGCGGCGGCATGGCTGAAGTCCGCAAAGGACGGCGCCGCGGCGGCCAGGTACGTGGTCGAAAATCATCGGTTGCGGGAAGAGATTTCCTCGCTTTCCGAGCGCCTGGCGGCCTTGGAAGGCGGCGCAAAGGCTCCAAAGAGGAAGCATGCGGTGTCTCCAGAGCGCCGCGTGCAATTGGCAGCGCAGCTTGCAAAGGGCCGCGCGGCAAAAAAGAATCCGGCGCCGTCGTCCAACCAGCATCCGCATCCGTCAACGGGCTAGCGTGCGAGGCGCTACAAGCAGGTGTTCGGTTCTGGCGCTGGTAGAGACATGACGGCCGTGAAACACTTGAAGGCGGGTAATACAAAATGGCTACAGGACAAATCACTGCCGAAGTAAACAACGTAGTTCAGCCGTTGATCACGATGTGCCAGGCGCCAGGCGTCTTGGCAACCGGAGGCGCTCCGGTGATGAAAGCTAACCTTGTGGAACTGCAAACGGCGCTTCAGGCTATCGTGACGGCGTTGACGACGCAAATTGCAACTCTGTAGACGCGGGGCAAGGGGATGATAGATGTCAATCCTTTCCATTGTCCAGGACGCCGCTGTCAATTGCGGGTTCCAATCGATACCAGCGACCGCAGTTTCTAACGCAAATCAGGACGTGCAACAGCTCGTCATCTTCGCCAAGAATGCCGGGCGAGAGCTTATGGAGCGCGCGAACTGGGTCAACCTTGACACCGCCGGAACCGTGACTGGCGACGGGGTATCGACCCTTTTTCAGCTTCCGATCGATTGGGATCGATTCAGCCCAGGCGACAAGAGCCCGCGCGGTGCGCTGGTCTCGAATAAATTCCCTCTTCTTCCGCTTTACGGGCCGATCAATACCGAAGATTTGAACCTGCTCAAAGCGCTTCCGGCGTCCACGGTGCGGCCTGTATGGCGCATCATCGGCGGCGCGCTGGAGATTTGGCCGGCGTTATCGGCCGGCGAGATTGTCACTTTCAATTATTTTTCTCAGTATTGGATTATGAACGCGGGCCGCACGGTGTCGCGGCCCGCCTGGCAGGCCGATGATGATTTTTCGCTCATAAACGAAGACACGATCATGAAAGGTACGGTCTGGCGGTGGAAGGCGTCGAAGGGATTGCAATATGCGGAGGAGTTCCGGGCTTACGAAATGTCGTTTGCCCGCAACGCCGGCCAGCAGCAGACAGAGCGCGTCGTCAGCGCCTCGAGGAAATACGTCTTTGGAGAGCAGACCTACCTTGGCACGATTACGGACCTCACAACGCCGATAACGGGCTGAAAAAGGAAAACAAACATGGAAAAGTACCTGATTTGCGCTGCCGCGTTCTTGGGCGTGGTATTCGCCTCGTTCGACGCTTCGGCGGATTTTGCCATGTCGAGTATCGCCGGCACTTCGACACGGATCACGGCAACTGGTGATGTAAACAGATACGAGCAATGTACGGAATTCACTCAAGCCACGATTGTGGCGTCGATATCCGGCGCGACGAAAGCTGGAGACAAGTTCACTGTCAATCTTCGCTGCGGCACAATGAAATTTCCGGCGCTTGTGGCAACCGTGCCCGCGGATGGTGGCAACGATGTGGTTTCCGGTCTCGTTGTCATCCCTCCTGGAACCTCTGGAATTCTCTACCTTGATGTTGCTCCCAATACCCAAGCCGGCACGTGGGCGGCCTCACAAGTGATGCAATGAAATACGGCAATGCTTCAAACTGCCCTTATCGATAAATCGAAGCAAGAACCTCGATCGCAGATTTCGCAATCGCGGACGATCATTGCGCCGATTAAGGGTTGGTATGTGGGCGCGCCACTCGCCCTGGCACCGGAGCAAACCGCGGTGCTCCTCGAGAACGCCTTTCCAGAGGTGGATTTCGTAAGAGCGCGTGGCGGCGCATCCGTTTTCGCGAGCGGCATGGCGGCCGCGCCCGTCACCACGCTAATGCCGTATAGAGCCACCGGCGCCTATAAGATGTTCGCCGCTTGCAATGGCAATATCTATGATGTGACGAATATCGGCTCGGTTGGTGCTCCCCTCGTAACTGGTCTGAGTACGGCGGCGCCGGCGTTCTCCTATGTGTTATTTGCGGCGGGCGGCGCGCCAACTCTCATGGCGGCCAACGGGGTCGATCCTGTCCAGCTTTACAACGGAACGTCCTGGGGAACCACCCCGGCCATAACCGGACTGACCGGGCAACCGCTGAATTTTCTGTGGACGTTCCAGAGCAACATTTGGGCGCTCCAGCCGAATTCATTGAACGCCTGGTATCTGCCCGGGAGCGCGATCGGCGGCGCGATTTCGATCTATCCGATGCAGCCGATTTTCAAGCGTGGCGGAAGCTTGATCGCGGGGGGAACATGGACGATCCAGACCACGACCGGGATCGAATATGCGAACGTGTTCGTGACCGATCAGGGCGAAGTCGCTATTTTCGCCGGGAGCACTCCTGCTCTCACCTGGACGCTTTTAGGAGTGTACAAAATCCCTCAGCCGCTAGGGCCGCGATGCTTGATGCAAGCCGGCGGCGATCTCGCGATCATGACGGTGGCGGGAATTCTCGCCATTTCGCAAGTGCAAACCATGGACCAGATCGCACTGCAGAACACGGCGGTGACAAACGCAATTCAGCCCGCGTGGCAAAGCGCAGTCGCGGCGCGCCTCGGGCTCACGAATTGGCAGCTTATCGAGTTTCCCTTGAGAACGATGGTGATCGTCAACCTTCCGCAAGTAGGGTCGA